TGTTTTAAATCCCCATCATGTAGACCTTCGTACTTTAAAATTATATCAAAACCTGCGCTAGCTGTCTTCATCTTGTCTTTTTAAAAAATCTCGGTTAAATTTACTATAAAAATTTTTATTTTTCATTGCCTCAATCTCCTGGTCTCTATACCTTTCATCCTGCTTTGCTTTTCTAAATAAGATTATAAGTTTAATAATTGCGTAAAGCAAGCCAACAAAGGCAAACGCTGTTTTTATTCCATCGTTTAAATTTGGAAAAAGTATTCCGGCCTCAATTGCTGGTAAAACGTCAATTATTGTAAACCCCCAAACAGTGGCAAATGTAACGTCTAAAAAGTTTATTAGTTCTTTAATTTGGTGCATGCCTTAATTTTAGAAACGCGCCTAGTTTGTAGGTATAGACGCGTAAATTTTTATTATTTTTCTATCCCTGTAACCCCCGCATCTTTTGAAACTAATAACCCCAAAGATACCGCTATTGTTGTAATCGCTCCCGCTACTTCTGAGCTAATGTAGCCCATCGATACGGCTACGCCTAAAATTGCTACGGCTATGCCTGCAACTGTTGTTTTCCAATTTTTCATTTTATGTTTGTTTTAATTAATTATATACTCTTATTTCTATTGTGTTATTTAACAAGGTATTATCTCCTGTAGACATTTCGATATTAATAACACTTGCGCTACTTCTGTATATTCTTAATTGGCTAGCAGAACTATCTGTTATAAAAAGAGCTGTTTTTAAATTAATAAAGGCATTAGATAGTGTTAACTGATAAGCACCTTGTGTGTTTCTTTGATATGTCGGGACTCCGCCTAAAGTATTTTCTAAAACAGTCGCTACGGGTGCGTTTGTTCCTGATTGACTTAACAATGCGGTATAAACTTTGTAGGGTCTAAAAGAGTTTACCTGTCCTAAAGTAGCTAGTTCTGTTTGTAACTCTGCTGGTGATGCTGTTACTGTTCCGCTAAATTTACCGTTACCTATTACGTCGAGTTTTTCAGTTGGGTTGGGTTGGTTTATTCCTACGTTACCATTAACCGATAAAGACAATGAATTTCTTTCAATGGGGCTTCCTGCGTTAAAACTAGAGGCAATAAAATCTATTGAATTACCTTCGCTAGGCAACGTATTTGCAACTGCATAAATACCAAAATCAGGATTCTTAAAATTTAAAACTTTTTGATTTACTGCACCGTCAATTGTGACTATGTTTAGTTTTGCAAAATTACTAGACGCTCCTATTGATACATTTACTCCATCATCACCAATAGAACTAGGACCCACTGTCCCACTACCTGTGAATTTAGCTATTTGGTTTGTCGTGCCTGTACCTGATATTTTTGTATTTAATCCCGCATTAACTGCATCAACAGTCGTATACTTGGATCCAGTACCATCAACCGCTAAACTATTTTGTTTGTTAGCTACATTTTGAGGAGTAAATCCTAATATAGAAACTAATCTTGAACTTGTAAAATAGTCTATAATTCCTTTAATAGTTGAATAAAAAGAATTTGAACTTTCATTACCTATTAAAGTGTTTTTTTTATTTGATATATTTTCTTTAATTACATTTAATTCTCTTCCCTGATTAGCTGACAATACGCTTGTGGTGCTTGTAGATAATAAATCATCAACTATTGCAGATTTAGATAGTAATTTAGTGCTATCAAATTTAAAATCAGATCCTTGTGGGCTTTGACTTAGGTCGTTAGGGTCTAAGATGTGAATTAAAGCATTATTAGGTAAGTTTGCTTTTTCCGCTAATTCTGATAATTTTTTATTTGCCATTATCTATATATATAATTGTCGTTATTTTGTAATATTTGTAAGTCGTTATTTTCAAATTGAACAAATACAGGGTCATTTGCGCTAGCTGAAAAAAAAGGCTGTCCAAAACCAAGTAAATTACCTGTAAAAGTTATGAACTCATTAACGGGAGTACTTTCTGAAATTTCATTAATTGTACAATATCCGTAGTCTATACTAGCAACTTGTGTACCTTGTATTTTCCATTGTATTTTTTCTCGATTTCTTTTAATTTGTTTTAATGTATCGTATGAAAACTTTGAAGTATCTCCACCGCTTATTGTTGTATTTATTTGCAATCCATTAAAAGATATGTTGTAATTTTGTTTAACCGCTTGCGCTGTTGCCCATCCGTTTGATTCTCTAGTTGTAGTATCTAACATTTCAGAACTTTCACTAAATGAATTATCGATTAGGCAACCAATAGGATAAAAAACACCTTCAAAAGCTATTGATAAAATTCTATCTTCTCCTTTTATAAATGTACTCATTTTGTAAAGATAATCATTTTAAATTTATATAATTGTAGGCTTAACTGTGTTGCCAAAATCCAATGTAAACTTATAATCTATGTCTGTTAATTCATCCCCAAATAACTCTAAACTTTTTAAACTTGTGATGTTGTTTTTAGTGTCAAAATTATATTGAATCGGCATAAATTTACCCGTAACACCATCAATGTCTATCAAAGATAAATAAGGTACGTAACCAAATACATTGCCTGTAAATTCTTTACTTGGTAATTGTTGCGCTCTTAAAACATCTTCCGCTGCTATTTGTAATATTTTAAAACTTTCAGTCTTTCCTTGTCTAAACCATTTATTAGTTGGAGTAGATTGATTACTTTTAAATACAGCACCTTCATAAATTATAGATGGACTATCTCCGTTGTAAATTTCAGTAACATCTTTTGCTATTGAACTAGGTTTGCTTGTTCTTAAAACTGTGTGAAACTCACCTACCGCACCTTGATTATTATCTGTAATATTAATTATATCAATAGAATTAATTTGATATGTCTTTATATTTTGATTTGCTGATACATTTGGTTGTATTACCTCTACAGTTAAGTCTCCATTTTGCAAAAAAGGAGGAAAATTAAAAGAATAAGAAGATGTTGATGATTGTCCTAAAGTTAATATTTTGACACTAGAATCAGGGCTTGTTGTCCAATTAGCTTGTTGCTGATCAAAACTAGAATCAAAACTTAAATAGTTAACCCCTTGTTTAATTCTAAAAGTTATAAATTTTCCAAATTCACTTTGAGTAGTCAAGAAATTAACTCTTAAACTTGCTATTTCGTTTTGTAAAAATGATAATAATTGACTTTTAATTATTGGTAACAAAGGAAAGTTAGGACCTAATTTATCTTTGTATTTTATACCTTGACCATTTTGAGTGTCAAATATAACATTTTGCATATTTATTTCTTCATAGAAAAAATAGTCTTTATTTGTATATTTTAAATTTGTGTTTGATAATAAACCAGCTAAAAACCCGTATTTATAATTTATACGATAGGCACTAACACTACCTTTTATTCCTATTCTTTGATTTGCGTTACAGTGATGTGGGTATTTATTATTTATATGACTACCTAAATTAAATGATAAGTTCAATTCTTCAATGTTTGAGTAAAACAAGCCTCCTTCTGATTGTAAATACTTTCTAAATTTAACCGTAGAGTTATTATAAATCTCATTAGGTCTGTATATATACCACTGTCCATTACGTTGGCTTATAACGGCATTAAATAGCAATAAAACAGATTTTAATACCTCTGCACAATCCATAATAGTTTTTTTATCATCCTTTACAAATCTAGAAACACTCATGTATATTTCATTAAAAGGATCTAATTCATCGCTAGGCGTCAATCCTTCATAATAAATGTTTACGGATGTATTTAACTTTAATAATATTTTCGACCTTCTTAAGCAGTTGTTTATTATTTCTAAAGCTGATAATTTACCTATAAATGGGAAACCGTCTTCTTGAACAAAAGCTAAATTCTCTAAAACACCTAAACCATCAACACACTCTAATGTAATTTCCCATTTATCATTTACAAAATCTTGGAATATCCCGTCAGGTTTAATAAATCCAGAAAAAAGTAGATTACCGCCTCTAATTAATTCTATCGTGAAAGTGTTTTCATCCTCCGTGTAAAGGTCTTCTAAAGTCAAATCTAAACTTGCTTCTAGGTTTAAGGTTAAACCGTTTCCCCTTATATTTTCTAAATTGTTATTTACACCACCGTATTCTAAAATAGCATACCCACCTATTAAAGATGAATCACCTGTATATCCATTTTTGTAAATGTCAATATTGTATTGTACATTATTGACGTCTAAATACTCTAAAAAATAAATTCTATTTCCCATTTATCCTACTTGTAAATTACCGCCTAAACGCTTGTTTTTATCTAAAGCATTGCCTAACACGCCTATTAGACTTTGTCCGCTTATTTCAAATACTACGCTTGCAAAACCACCGCCTGTAGAGTTGCCACCAAAACCAGAACTTTGAGAGCCTCTAAATGAATTACCGCCCGAATTAGTTGATGCTCCACTAGAACCACTATTACCGCTTCCTCCACTTGAACCCATAGAGTTACTTAATCCACCAGCCTTAGAAGCAAAAACAGAACCTAAAGCAACTAAAGCAACACCACCAGCGATGGCAAGGGCTGGATTCAAACTTTTTAAAGCTAACTTAACTCCTAAGATACCAACACCAGTGGCTATTGCCATTTTACCAAGATCAACCATAACAGAACCTAATCCAGCCAATAAAGCACTCCCTGCTGCTTCTAACACGTTACCCCCGTTAGCAATAGCACCACCTATAACAGATCCTAAATTACCAAAAGTATCTGCTATATTATTACTTATTATATTACTTGCTCCATCATTAAATTTATTTAAAGTTTCTTGTTGCATTGCCAAACCTTCTTGTAATTTAGCATTAGCCTCTATTGCAGCAGAATCAACTCCTAAGTCAGGTGCTTGTAAACCTAAATTAGGGTTAACAATACCACCGCCAATAAAACCACCTCCAAAACTTTGTTTACCTTTAGGATTTTTAAAAGCAGGTTCTACCAATATTTTAACAGGTTTACCATCTGTCAATACTTTAGCAATTAATGGTTTATCTGCTTTTATTAATAGTTGAGCACCTGATTTACTAACTCTACTAATGTTATCTTCGTAACTTTTTACAACCTTAGTTAATTCCCCTATATTAGACCTTGTTTCTTTTATTGCTACATTATTATTTGCAATTGCATTTTTTAATTGTACCGCCTTATTTGTAGCTCCACCAAATCCAGCATCCGCATTGCTTTTTATTTCCGCAGCTAAATCTTTTTCTAAATTAATTTGTTGCTTTTTTTGTGAAATTATTAAAGCGTTTGCTTTAAATAACTTTATTGTAGGATCTACAGCATCCTCTGCTAATTTTTCAGCGACTGCCTTACTAATTAACGCCTGTGTGATAGCATTAACAGCAGTAGTTAAATTACCGTACATTATTTCCTCCTTAGATAAATTACCTAAATAAGCAGGGTATTTAGCTTGTAAATCTGCAACCGCTTGTGTTCTGGCTTGCCTTGAAACCGTTTCGCTTTGAGCTACTGCAATTAAACCCAATAGATTACCACGCTCCTCTAATGCACTTTTAGCACCTTCATCAAATGCCTTTTTCATTGAATTACCTACAGCATCGAAATTACCTGATAATTTATCGAAAATATCTCCTACAGTAATGCCGTTCTGGCTCATGTAAGTAAGTGCAGAAGTAACCAAAGAAACGGCTAATAATATACCACCTGTTCCCATCATTGAGCTTGCTACAGCCTTCAATGCGTTACCCGTTCCTCCTGCACTTTTAGATAAATAAGAAAAACTTTCAGCGGTTGCGGTAATGTTGTTACCGATACCCATAATACCAAAAGGAGCGTCTTGAGCAATACGTGAGAATTGCATTAATGCATTACTACCGTTAGCAGTAGATTTACTTAATACATTTGTAGATTTAGTTGTATTAGTATATTGAGCTTGTAATCCTTGTAATGACTTTTTAGCCTGATTGACCTCTACGGTCATTTTTTCAGCTAAATCAATATTGCCAGCTTTTAATTCTACCGCTACATCTTTCCTAAGCCTTTTTAAAAGTATCTCAGCTTCCGCAATTTTTCTTTGTAAGTCGCTATTATCGCCACCTATCTCAATTTCTATTTTTGGCATTGTTTGCTATGTTTAAATATTGCTGTGTAGCTTTTAAAAATGCTTTTTTTTGTATATCGGTAATTCCTTGCTGTTTAACTTTATCATTATCTAAAGGCATAAATGAATCTTTGCTTTTAGGTAACTTTTTAGGATCGTAATGTGAGCCGATTAATGATGCCCATGCTAACTCTCTTAATTTAAGCCATTCCATTTTTTGTATTCTATTATATGCAAATAGGCGAATCTGAAACTCAGCCCACGTCATATTATATACTGACTGTAGATTCTGAACTTGGAGTTCGCCTATTGCAAAAGATATAACATCTTCATTCCAATTAATCTCTAAATCTTCACCACTTTTTTTTTAGAATCTTGAACAGGTACATTTTTAGTTAGATAATTAGTATATGCAATATTAAATTTTTGTAATGCAAGGCTATGAATATCACCGTCTTGTTCTATCCAATCTAAAACAGTAGATAATTCTACTTTGTTATCATTTTTATAATTGTATGCGTACTGCATCACAATAGGTCTATACTTAAATGGATTAGAATCTACTTTACTACAAAATTCAATGAATCCCATGTTTAAGTCTTCTAAAATATCGCCTTGCATACCTAAGCAAAAAGTAAATTCTCTGTCTTGTCCTCCTATATTAATTTTAGTTGTCATATATTATACTATTGGATCTGTTAATAAAATTAATCCGCTACCGTCTAATGTCAAAGAGAAGGTCGCTAAATCATCACCGCTACCAAAATCAGCAGAAAGACTTGATATAATTGCTCTACCAAAGTACTTAACCGAAGCAGCATTAAGTACATTTGTATCTATTTTAAAATTAGCTAAAGGCTGATTTAATTGTTGAAGAAGTAAATCATCGTGTGATTTTTTAGTAGTATCACCGCCTACCGTTGTAGTGTCTATGTATTGTCCTTCTGCACTAACTGAATAAGTAAACATTCCAGCTTGTTTAATAGCTACTCCAGGATTGCACTTTGTCATGCTTTCAATTACCGATAAATCAGTTGCTAAAGAGTTGGAAGTTAGACACGCTACAGGCTTGTAGGTTGTTCCATTGTGAATTGAAAGGATACAAACCTCTCCTTTGATAAATGTGCTCATTTTTTGCTTAATTTAGTGTTAATGTGTATCGAATAAAATTTCTGTAAACTATTTGATTATCGTTTATGTTGTCTAAATTGTTAGGGAAATCTTCGGCTTGGATTATTGTTGTAAATCCTTCAATAACTAAATCTTGTGTTAATGATCTTATTTGATTTTCTATGTCATCAACTAATAACCTACTACCTGTATTCCCTGCACCATTGTAAATAGTTACTATATCCAAAAGTATATCTGCTTCCCAAAAATACTCACACTTATTTTGTTTTAAAACACGCTTACTTTGCGTAGTCATTAATACATAAAAATGTGGGTTTTCACTAGGCTTAACCCTTGTGTCATAACAAGGAATTGTCAACCCGTTTACAACCATACCGTTAATGGCGGTAAAGATTGATTTTCTAATAAACTTACTAGGGTTAATTTTATCCATAACACAAATATACAAAAAAACACGTTACAAATGCAACGTGTTTTTTATCAACTAAAAAATAACTATGAAAAGACTTTGTAAAGATAATAAATTATTGTATGCAAAAATATTTTAATTTATTTTATAATAAAAGTATTGTTTATTTAAACATTATTTGTATCTTTACACCAGCAATAACGCTAAAGACAAAATATAGAAATTATGATAACAGTTTTAAACATATTAAGAAAAGGATTAGCAACTACAGGAAATGGATTTAAAATTGAATTATCTAATTTAGTCAAAGAATCAGGACTTTCAGAAATAGAAACTATAATGGCTTTAAATTCAATCACTCAATTCTCTAATGCTTGGGATTTAATAACTAATTACTAATGATTTTAAATAAAGAATATAAAAGTAAAAGTGGGGCTATTAGGACTCCGCTTAATTATTCAGATTGTGGTAGATATCTTTACACAAAATGTATTTATAAAGACGGTAAAATTTTGTTTAAATGGTTTTATAAATTACATAGAGTATTTAACATATAATAAAATAGGTGCAGAAGGATAAAACCGAACAAGGCGGAAATGTTAAATGGAGCCAGAAACCCAGCCTAAAATAAAAACATAATAATGCAAATACAAAACTTAATAATAATGATAAAACCCGATAGCTTATGTTATCGGGTTTTTTATGTTTTTTTTACTAAATTTTCAATCTCTATCTTTAAATTCGTTTCTATCTCTTTTAAGCCATAAAGATAAGCGGGATACATATAAGGTCGTGGGGGTAAATTAACTTGTTTAATACCTTTCCCTAATGCTCTACGGGCTTGCTCATCAAACTCTTTAGGTACATCAACTAATCCACCCGTTCCGAACTCTATGTAAGGTGCGTAAGGTGCTACTCCTCCACCAGCTTCTACTATAAAGTTGCTTTCACTTACCGTAACTACTCTAATAGATTGTTTTAATTTACCCGTATCAACAACAACTAAAGAAACCGCTTTATCTACCATATCAAAAGCAGTAGTTTCTAAAGCTGTGTTTAAAGCCTCTTCCGCTTTATTACCAAACTTTTTTAAGTCCGATATTGTTTTGTCTAATCCTCTTATTTGTGGTTTAAAAGCCATTTATTTAAGTTGAAGCGGTGCAAAAAACAATTATATCTATATCAACTAAGTTTATGTTTTCTATTCGGTCTATAACAAATTTATTGCCTTTGTATTTTATGTAGTTTAATTTTTCACTAAGCATAAAAGAGTTAATCCCACGAAACTTAAAAATAGTTGTGTAAAAGTTTTCTAACTTTCCATTATCTGTGTTTCTAATACTACTTTTAGTTTCAATACTTGCCCATCTTTTAATTAGTAATGATTCGGTAATTATAAATCCACCAAAGGTGTCACCAACTTCTTGAAGCCCCCATATGTCAACCCTCTTCTCGTAAGTTCTAGCTAACATATATATCTCTTATTTATATCTAAGATCATTAATACTGATTCAGGTATTAAAGTTGTATTAACTTGTTTTTCAGCTTCAAAGTAAAACACTTTCAACATTTGAAATGCAGCCTGTCTTAATTCCTCTGGTATTTGTGAAATACTTTGATAGCCAACGTTTAACACTACTTTTCTATCTTTTGTGGTAATTGTAGAGTAATTATTATAAATAAGTTGTATATTTTCTACAGGAACTAAATTAATAGGAAAGTCATAAACATTTACAATTCCATCCGCATAATAAGTTTTGTTTCTTGGGAATAATATATGATTAGTACGTTTCTCTATAAATGAAAAAGCACCGTTTATCATAGAAATTATTTCCTCATCTGTTTCATTTTGATCATCATCTATCCTTAAATAAGTTTTTGCCTGAGATAATGAAATTATGTTTAAATAACTCATTTATCTTTCTTTTTAACTGTTTTTTTTACTTCATCTACATAAACAGCTCTTCCACGTTCAACCGCACTCTGATTTCTTTTCTCTCCAAGATCAGCAATGTCGCCTACTTTGTAAAAAATATCATATCCGAAACTTTCTAATATAAATTTAATTTTCATAGTTTTATTTTTAATATTAGATACAAATATACAAATAAATGATTAAATATTTATTTGCTTAAATAAATTAAATAAAGTATTGTTTATTTAAAAAGTATTTATACATTTGCTATCGGCAAGTGATTGTATAAGGCGTTAAGATTAATCACTGATAAATACAAATAAGAAATAATCAATAAGTTAAACCAAATATTAACAAAAACCGACGATGTAACGCTTTTTACAATCATGTGTTATATTCTAGGCTTTTTTTAACTAATATTCACTAAAAAAACAAATAAAAATGACGAATTTAGAAAAAAGATTTTTGCCTTACTGCGATCACGAATACGCAAACCGAGAAGATAATGCTGTTAATTGTGCAGATGCAACTTATGAATATATGACACTTTTTATTGAGTGGGTAAATAAAAATGAATTTAACATTAATTATTATGTTAGATTAAACAAAACAGATGAAATTATAAAGCAGTTTGAAAAGTCACAAGAATAGCTTTTGAGACAAAGTTAATTAAGATGGAATATAACGGTTGCGGCTTTGTGATGTTGCCGAACAAACACACACTAATTTTTAAATTATAGACAAATGAATACAGAAAATCAAAATTATTCAGATAATCCCGAAGTAGGTAATATCTCAAAACCGTTGTTAACCACTGTTATTAGTGAACGTTTCAGTAAAATACTAAATAGACTCGTATCTAATGATGAAATTTTTGAGATTAATGATTATGCAATAACAAAAAGTTATACAGATTGTACACCAAACGACACTACTATAAATCACACTTTAAAAATTAAGTTTAAATTAAATTTTGATGATTTAAACTCAATCGGAGAAGTTTTTTATATGGAAGAATTAGAAAATAACCATTGGAACACTAAAGCCATAGGGGTTATGAAAGAAGAAAATTTCTTTTTTAAAAATGTTTCTTCTAATGTATTATCGATGTTAGTATAATTGGGGTTAACTAGTAAATAACATCAATTCAATAAATTGAACCACTATGTCAACCAATGAAAATACTGATTAAATAAAAAAAACCCGATAACATAAGCTATCGGGTTCAATATAAAATAATCTAAGACTATACAGACGTTGTAAAATCTCCAAAGATTACAGCGTTTGGTCTTTCAACTGCAAGTGCAATTTGAGCCTCAATTCTAGCAGTAATATTGTTTTTTGAGAAGTTGTCGTTATCCTCAGTAGAAAACTCTAATACAAGACCTTCTGTTACTACCTTTTGAACGTAAGACCAATCTCCGACAAAGTATTTGTTTGCAGCTAACCAAGTTGCCTTAAATATTGAAATACCATTAATTTTCAAGTTTCCACCTTCCATAGTTACAATTCCTGGTAATCCATATCCAGCACCTGTAGATTTTTCAGTCAACATTATAGCCCAATAATCAGCAGGCGTTACAACGATGCCGTTAACTGCGTAATCAATACCTTCAAGTGCAGCAACGTTAGAAATTAATCTTTCAATTCTATTTCCTGTAGTCAAAACAGATGCAGTAGCTACAGCAGAAAGTTCTGCGCTAAATTTAGCGTTTTCAGCCTTGAAATAATCACGTCTTAACGCACGTGGAATGAATGACTCAAGAAATGGTAGGTTGTTACGCATTTTCTTAGAATAAACAGCACGACCAGCTAAATAGTTAGTAGATACATCTACCATAGTAATGTCGTAATCAATTTGAGATTTTACAGCACCTTCTGTTTGTTGAGAAATAGAACCCTCTGAAGTAGTTTCTCTAGGAAAGGTATAAGTACCCCCAGAAATTGCAACTGTAGAAACTAAATCACTAAAATTTAGTAATTGAGAAGGAACAATTTGAATATTATCAGAGTAATCTCTATTTTGATCTCCTGTTAGGTTTGCGCCTAATGTCATGTTACCAACTGCTTTAATATCTAACTGCAATTTAGTAGACTTATTACCTACTTCTCCAATTTGTACGGCATTGTCAATAATTGACTTTGTAACTACTTCACCGTAAGACTTCTTTTCGCTCATTCCTGATCCTTTTTTCTCGTTCATTTTAACATCTAATAAATCAGCATAATCTTGAATGGCTTTTAGCTCTACTCTCAATTCCGCTTTCATTTCTTCAAGGTCTGCACCTTTTACCATCTTACCCTCTAGGTTTTCAATCATTGATTTAACCTCTGTTGAGTTCTCAGTAGACTTTGTTTCTACTTGCAACTTAATAGCGTCTAACGCTGTTTTAATTTCTAATGCTTCCATCGTTTTTGTTTTAAAATTTGAATTGTTTTAACGTGTCTAAAATAAGCGGCTCATCTTTTAAAGTGTCATTTGACGGCTCCTTAGATAGTGCTTTTAATATTGTTTCTAACTCTCTTAAGCGAGTGTCTGAATAGTCTAAATTATACGCTTTTTGCGCTATTTCCATGATACCGTAAAAACTATTTATACCCTTAATATCTTGTACTGTTGCAAGCTCGTTTGCAGCGTGTGAGGATAAAAAAGAGTATTCAAATAGTTTATATTCGGTAATCATAGATTTATTCTTAGAATCTCTCTGCATAACTTGATAACCGATTGATAGCTCAGCGTTCATATTATTGTCATACATCATTTTCACATCGTAAAACATATCTCGGCTCATGTCTTTTTTCATGTTGAACTGTGAAGTAGTCATAAGTCCGTATGTGTCCATAGTGTCAATTTCTAAAGGTACACCGATCATCATTGTACTATTATGATCTTTCAATACTCTAATTCGCTTAAAGTTTTCTTTTACGGTTTTTTCAAACGAACCAAACATACTAATGTCTCCGTCGCTATCTGTATTATTGTATGCGTTTGCGTAAGCCTTAATAATTCCTTTGCTTTCGTCGAAGTCTTTTAAATCGTAAGATAATTGCTTAAAATCCATGTTATAAATCTGTTTTTCTTATTGGTCTACCGTTACTATCTCTTTTAGGAACTAATGTCATTGCACATCTACAATTTATTATATTTCCTGCTACTCCTAATTCTTGATCTCCTGGGTACATAATCGAATTATTACCGTCTTTCCCATCAACATTAAACAACTCTTCTAATTCAACTACTACATCATTCATGTGAAGATGATCGAATTGATCTTCTGGAGTTACCCTTGTTCTCTCGCTTTGAATAGATACCCATTTCTTTGTCATTACTAACCTACTTGCTCTACCAGCTTGTAAAGTTGCATAGTTGCTTATAGTTGTTGTTTCAGTTCTTGCTATTCTTAACGCTTGGTATCTATAAAAGTTATTGTCTCTAACCTTATCATAAATCAATTTTCTAATTTGCATTATGTTTAAATCCTCACTTTTATAAGCGTCTTTGATTATCTTTACAATTGCATCTATCATGGTTTCAGATACCGTAGTTATACGCGACCCTATACTATTAATTAATACAGTATTAATCAAATTATTAAAAAACACTTCAAAGAAAGTTAACCCTATATCTTTTGTATCACTATCTATATTCCTAACTACAAATTTACCATGTTGTAAACCTATTGTTCTATATAGTTCAAAGTACATCTTATTTATATGCCTTTTATCAAATCCTGCCTCTACAGTCATCTTAGCGTTATCTGCTGTAATATTACCTAAAGATAAGCCTTTTATTATTATGTTTAAATGTTTTTTAACAATACGATACGCTTGTTTTTCGTAGCTGTTTTGTAATTTAATATAGTTACTTCTATATTGGTCGGTTGTCATTTATTCAAACGCTTTATTAATATCTGCTGTAGTTACTTGATCTACTCCGATAGGCATTAAATTCATAGGCATATATATATTATCCATACCTTCTAAATCAGATGTTTCATACTTTAATGCTGTTCTAAACTCATTAGGAGTTATCGGTGATTTACTTAACCAATCTACCATTAAAGCCATATCTTCCTGCATTTCTGGTAATTCGCTAGCATCAAATTCCATTATACTTTTTTCGTAACCTTTAAATTTCTGTATAAATCCTTTGCTAAACGCTTCTGAAAATAAAAGAAGATCAGGCATTATATTATCGCTAATAACCCTTTTTTGAGCCGCTCTTAAAGCGTCAGTACTATTTAATCCGCTTCCGCTATCATTATTCAATAATTCATCACTCCAAATTAGCACATTGCAAATAGTCTTTCTATCAAAAGCCAAATATTCAAATGGCTTTAATTCATCTGTAGTCAATGATATACGTGTAAATCCTAACTCACCACTTGAACCTGATATATTAGCAAACCTACCTTTTTCGCTATCCATCTGCTTAATCCTATCCTTTATACCAATAGCTTGTTCAGCACTTAAAGGAGTACCTTTTCCATGTATAAAGCCAAAAACACCGCTATTACTCATTGTCTTAGCGTTGTTATCTATAGCCTCATTTGATGTTTGAATGTTCCTTAAAGCGGCTGAAAGTTCGCTTAATCCGTATAAGTGCCTACCCATTTCATCGTAAAAAGGATTAGGACGTTTAATGTGTATTATCTCGTATGGATAAAACTCTACGAATGACTTAAGATTGTAGATAATGTAGTGATCTATTGGAGATTCTAATCCATACATAATAGCACCCGTCTTTAAGACTATCTCTACTTTATCAGCAGGCAACACATACAATTGCAAAGGTACACCAGCATTAGGCCCATCTTTAGGACAAACTTTATAAAAATAACAATTACCTGTGGTTTTAAGATAAGTTTTGTATAATGCTAATATATCGCCCCAAGTTTGGTTTGGGTTAGGCTCAAGCATTGGGAAAACCTGTTCATCATCTTCATAAGCCTTTATAAGTAAAGATAATTTTGTTTTCTTCTGTAAGTAACTAAGATTGTTTTTAGTTGCTTTATAAAGATTTATTAACTCATTTCTTGCTTTTTGATCTTTAACTTTTTTTACGCAATAAGGAATAGATACGGTCTTAGTTGCCATCTGATTAATAATAGCAAAAACATCTGGATTCTCACCGTAACCTTTATTAAGTATCTCTGTGTTTGTGTTATCGTATCTTGTAAATCCACCACCAAAGACGCTAAATATAGCCTCATTGAGTTTATTAACTACTGTATCTTTACCAATTAACGCATTAAATGCACTAGAAAATCTGTTAGCCATAATAGTGTTTATAATACAAATATACTAATTTTATATTAATTAATTTAAAACATTTATTTAAAGCAAAAAACCTACTGTTGAAGTAAGGTTTTTTAATAGTAATTAAAAATTTTTTATAAAAGCATCTGTTACGGTTTTAAACATCACACATAAACCATAAGAAAAAACAATAGATATAAAAAAATTATCTGTTTTAAAATAACATAAATAAAAACTTATTACATAAATTAAAAACATTAATATTATGTTTATGTAAATATACTTTTTCATACTAAATAATTATTTCTTAACATTATTAATTGGTTCCATTCACTTGACAAATCTTTCCCTATTGTTTGTATTAAGTTTTTGTTTATTAATTCATTAATAGAAGGTTTAATTTCTTCTATTCTATTTAAAACTGTTTTCTTCCAATATTCAAAAGACCCATTATCACAATTTAAATCATTAAAAACAAATTCTGCTAATTCTATTTCTTTATTATTCATATTTTATTAATTAATACAAAAAAATCTTTAGGCTCCAAAATATAATCTTCCTTACCTTCTTCTTTACATAACAAAACAAATTCTACATACATTTTCATCTGCTCATATTGTTTTTCTACACACATTTTTAATATGCCATTAGATTGATCAGAACAGTTTTTTAAAACCATCCAATCTAAATTACAGAACAATTGTTCAACTGCTGTTTTTATCATAATTATAAAATTTAAAAGGGCTTATAATAGCCCTAATTGTTTTCTGAATGTTTCTTGAACTATTTCTTTTGCTTCTGCATCTGTAAAACCTAGTGCTTTTGCTCTGTTAACTTGTAGTAAGTAAAAGTTTTTTAATTCTTTTTCTGTCATTCCGATTGTTGTAGCTAAATTTTTCATCTTTATTTTTTTTTAATTGTTATTGTTTGTTGCTGGTGTAAAGATACAACCAATGTTTAAATAAACAATACTTTTATTAATAAACTTTTAATAAATTTAAAAGAAGAAACTTTCAACTGTAATTAGATTCTTTTCAACACCGTATGCAGTAAGGTCAATATGTTCATCATGCTTTGCGTTTGGAAACATTGCAACCTGATGAAGATAAGCCTCATTCCACGCTCCTCTAACTAATATAACACGCTCGCTTTCTATATATGGTGCTGTTGTTCTAGCACGCTCAATCTTTGAAACACTTACGAAATCACTCTTTATCTCAGCTATATTTAACTTAGTTTGAGATTGAATTAACTGCTTTATACTTTTACCTGATGCTTTAGGCTCTACATAAATCATTTTAACCTTTATCCCTAATGAGCTAATGTGAGCAGGTATAAACTTAATTAACTCAGGCATTTCTAAGTACTTATCTATACTTGAATAAATTACATAGTTTTTACCTATTTTCGCACCTATTTGTATACCTGTAGGATCGTTCTTAGTGTCTTTTGTGTATGCACCATCTATAAACATTTCCCATTCAATAGCAGGTGGCAAATCCTGTTTATCTATTATCTTAAACCAATCTTTTTTCCATTCTCCTCCTTCTTCTGGTGCAGGAATCTGCATATATTGACCTGCAAAATTATACCTATTCGCTTGTCTAATTTGCTCTAATTCTTTAAACGTATGCTTTTGTTCCCATAAAGGTATATTATCCTTATCTAGTGCTGGTAAACATAAATGTTCCCATTCTTCACCACTTCCACCAGCTAACAGGAAACCGCTTAAATCATCTTCATGTAACCTTTGCATAATAACTATAATAGGCGTGTTTCTATCGTTTACACGTGATCTTATAGTTCCGTTATATCTTTCATTTACCGCTTTTCTTTTTGTCTCACTATGCGCATCATCTGGCTTTAAAGGATCATCTATTATAATAGCACCACTAAACATTTTACTATCTGTAATACCTGCACCAAATCCCGTAATAGCACCACCGCTTGCAGTTGCATATACACCACCTCCCTCAGCATTAAACCACTTCTTTTTACCTTGTGCATCCTTTTTTAGTTGCATTTGCCATAAAGATTGAAAACTATCGCTCTCAATGTATTCTTTTGTTTGGCTGCTATTATCTAATGCTAAGTCATCTGAGTAACTTAAATGTATAAATTTTGATGATGGATTAATTGCTAAACCGTAAGCAATAAAATTCTTAACAGCTAATTCTGTCTTGCCGTAACGAGGGGGTATGTTTATTATTAATCGCTTAGTTTCTCCATTAATAACTTTCATTAATGCGTTAGCCATTAAAACAAAGTGAGGCGCAACTGTAAAAGTGCGCCTGTGATTCTCTTTATATATGTATCTTGTAAAGTTAAGTAAATGCTTTTCAGACCATATTTTTATGTAGTTCTGCTTATTAGTAAGTTTCATTTACTTCATTCTTTATTCGCTTAATTTCAGCCTCAGAAAGTTCTTCTTCTTTATAGTTAATGTTTTCTTGCACTACCATTTGCTTAGGCATCCCGTAACTATATTGAAAGTACAATTTAACCGCCCAATCCTTGCCATCATTTAAAGCTGTTTCTAAGGCTTCAAATGCTTTATCGTGTAAAGGACTTAGCTTTTCTATTAATGACTGCTCTACTGCCTTGCTTTTACGTCCTCCGTTAGTCTTATGTCCTCCGTTGTTTTTTCTATTATCCATATTAATATAAATTAATTATTTAATTTGTATTTAGCGTAATCTACTGCTATATCTAAATTACATAAACCCGTAAAGTTTTCCTTTCTCCATTGCAAAGTATTTTTATAATAACTAAGATAATAAATTGGATTAAGAATAAAGAAATAAGG